CTTGGAATGACGGTGAGGGAACTGTCTCGCCGCATGGATTCGCAGGAACTCACGGAGTGGATTGCGTTCACTCGCTACTACCACGCTCTTCCTGATCCATGGCGGCAGACGGGCCTGCTGACGAGTGCCGTGCTTGCACCGTACTCCCAGCAAGGCAAGGCACCAAAAGCAGACGATTTTAACCCGATTGAGAAACCACCCCAGCACGCAGATGAGATGAAGCGGGAGCTGCAAAAGCTCCTGGCATTCCCCGAGTAAGCCATGGCCACTATCCTCTCACTCGCGCTGAAGGTGAACGCTGACGCCTCTGGCGTGGTGAAGAACCTGACGCCGGCTGAGCGGGCGCTGGAGAATCTGGCCAAGCAGGCGAGCAAAGCCACGTCTGCCTTTGATGTGCTGGCGAAAGACAGTCAGGCGGCGGCCGATGCCCAGGCCGCTCTCAATGAGAAGTTCAACACGCTGGCCAAGCAGCTGCAGGGCGGGCTCAACGCCCAGGCCTACGCAGACCAGTACGCGGCACTTCAGGAGGAAGTGCGAAACACTGCTGACGCATTTGCCGAAGGCGTTCGCGTCACTGAGCAAGTCAGGACGGCGGAAGAGCGTCACGGCCAAGAGCTGGCAAAGCTTGACGCACTGCTGCAAAAAAACGCAATCAGCGAAGAGACGCACACGCGGGCAGTCGCCAAGGCCGACGCAGCACTGCTCAAGGCGTCCACGTCTGCTGACAAGTTTGCAGACGAGACAACGCGGGCCGCAACGCAAGGGCTCAAGTTCAACGAGCTGAGCGGCATCCTTGCTGCTCTCCCTGGCCCGCTTGGCAACATCGCTGGCAGATTCTCTGGAATCGCCAGTGCATCTGAAGGGCTTAGCAGAGTATTTTCTGGTGGCCTGAAGACAGGGCTTTCCAGCCTTGGTTCTCAGTTGTCTGCCCTAGCATCTCCGCTAAATATCGGCATCGCTTCGTTCGCTGCGTTTGGTGCTGCGGCCACTGCCATCACTCGCGGGCTCGCTGACCTTGAGGGGCGAGTGGAGCAGTTAGGGAATACCGCCCTGCGTCTCGGCACTGATTTTGAAACGATTCAAGTGCTAGACGAAGCAGCACGCAGGAGCGGCGGCTCGATCGACGCCTTGGCGGCTGGCATCCAAAAACTGGCCGTAAACATCGACGAGGCTCGCAGTGGCACCGGCAAGGCAGCCGACGCATTCCGCGAGCTAGGGATTTCGCAGGAGCAACTTGCCACGCTAGACCCGGCAACTCTGGCTCAGCAAACGGCAACAGCACTGCAGCAGATAGAAGACCCGGCACGGCGGGCGTCGTTGGCGACTGAGACGCTTGGAAAGGCTGGGCTCACGCTACTGCCTGGGTTCAATGCGATTGCCGAAAGCGAAGAGGCGCTTCGGCGGTTCTCTGCAGGGATCAGCAACATTGACCGCGACCGCATAGGCTCGCTCGGCCAGGCGTTCGACAACGTGAAGACTTCGCTGGCCGGGCTTGGCCAGTCTGCTCTCCTTCCGTTCGCTGGCCTCGTTGATGGCGTGGCTCGTTTGTTTGCTGACTTGATCGGCACAGTGACACGCCTGGCTCAGGCCATAGGCTTTGTGCTGACGCCTACGCTTGAGGCGATTGGTGCTGGCTTCGGGTTGCTCGGCGACGGACTGGCTGCAGTCAACGGATTCTTCGACAGCCTCGTTGGAGCAAACCAGAAAGCCGCCGCTGAGGTTCGCGGGCTGCGTGCGGAAATGGAAGAACCGCTTGACGCTGGCTTCGTCAAAGAGTTCGCAAACGACCTAGAAAGAATTAACGCAAACCTTAGCAACGCAATCGACGAATCGGCTGCGTTTGGCCAGGCAGGATTTGACGCCGCACTGCGGTATCAGGAATCCATTCGTGAACTGCAGCAGCAACTTGATGACGGGATCATCAATGAAGAAGTCTTCCGCCGCTCTGCGGAGCAGGCTGGCAATGCGTTTAAGGACGAACTTGCACAGATTGAGCAGGACGCAAAGCTAGAGATTCAGGTAACGGAGAACGCCGCCCAGGCTGTGGCTGGCATTCGCGCCGAGTTGTCCAAGGCAATCGACGAGTCTGCTTCGTTGGGGCAAGCGGGCTTTGATGCAGCACTTGAATACCAGAGCGCGGTTGAGGAACTGCAAACGCAGTTTGAGGCGGGCATCATTAACGAAGAGACGCTTGCGAGAGGAGCTGAGGCGGCACAGGCTGCTTACGAGGCCCAAATTGATAGCGTGAAGAAGCTTGAGCAGGAGCAGCGCAAGCTGATTGAAAACGACAGAGATCGTATCGATTCGTTGCTGGCCGCCAACGATGAGGCCACCAAGCTTGAGCAGGATCTGCAGACCGTCCAGCGTGAGCAAGCCCGCGTCTCCGAGCAACTCGCCGCCGCCCGTGCCTCTGACAACCAAGCGCAGGCAGACGCAGCTGCTGCCCGTCAGGCAGAGCTTGATCAACTGCAGGCTAGCCTTGAGGATCAGCAGCAGGCTCTTGAGCAGGGCTTTGGCGTTGGATTCCAGGCCGCGTTCGAGAACGTCAACCAGAACATCAACGGGCTGATTGCAAAGTCTCAGGAGTTCGGCCAGGCCGGGTTTGACGCTGCCCTGCGTCTGCAGGAAGGCATCGCTGCCGCTCAAGAGCAGGCACGGGACGGCATTCTTAATGCCGAGGCATTTAACGCCGAAGTGCAGCGGCAGCAGGAGCTCTTCAATCAGGAGCTCGCCAACATCCAAGAGGCAGAGAAGGCCAGGGACGCGGCAGCTGAGGACAGGAAGGCCAAGGAGCAGGAGCGAGCCAACGCTGAGCTGCAAGCACAGGCCGACTACCGCAAGCAGCAAGAGACTGCCCTGCAGGCATACCAGCAACAGCAGCAGCAGGCCCAGCAGCAGTACGCCCAGGAGCAGGCCCGCATCTTTCAGGAGCAGCGCAAGGCCGCCGAGGCCGAAGCGAAGCGGCAGGAAGAACGCATCCGCAAGCTGAACACGCTTGGCGCTCAGTCCATCCAAGTGGCGGACATCCGCAACGTCGAGAGCGCCAACCTTGTGCTGCAACTGGGAGCGGCTGCCCAAGATCCCGCACTGATTCAACAGCGGCTGCAGACGAAGCTGCTTGAGAAGATCGCCCTAGGCATCGGCCAGGCAGCGAGCAATTACTTCAATCAGCCAGTCGCCATCGTTGGCTACGCTGACGTGGGAGGCATCTAATGCCCATACAGTCCTGGCGTGAGCTTGCACGCACGACAGAAGGGGAAGTGCGTAGCACCACGACTGCCACCCGCACGTTCGTGCTGACGCTCGCGGATAACACGCTCGAGAACAACCCGCCCACAGAAGCGGAAATCATATCGGCTCTCTCGCTCGACAACTGGGGGAGCTCGCACCCGTCCCTCAGTTTCTTAGGGCTGCGAAAGGTGTCGATTACTGAGCGGCATTCTGACTCGCCCTACCACGTCCAAGTCGTTGCCGAGTACGGGCTGGTCACTGCAAACGACTTACTGGCACCAACGTCTCGCACGTCCGAGTGGACATTCGCCGCTGAGCCTGCCCAAGTGCCAGCGTTCTATTACTGGGACGGCACGACACGCAGGCCGCTGGTCAACTCAGCCAACGACTACTTTGAGGGGCTCACGACTGAGGAGCAGATTGTTAGGGCAACGATCAAGAAGAACTACGCCAACTTTCCTGCGTCTCAGATGCAGGCCACCAACAAGATCAACAGCGGCGATTACTTCGGCTGCCCTGCTCACTCGTGGAAAGTTGCTGGCGTCAATGCCACCTACACCGTTGAGTCATACAACAACGTCGTCCACACGTACTGGGCCACGACGTGCGAGATCCTGTACCGCGAAAGCAAGTGGAATCTACGCATACCTGACATCGGCTGGAACTACCTGAGCGGTGGCGTGAAACGCCGGGCCATGGTTTTTGATTTTGAAAACGGCGAGTGGGTTGCATCCGCGAATCCAGTGGCCTTGGACGGCAACGGCAATCAGTCATCAGGGTTCCCGTTCATCCACGATTTCCGCGTGAACTCCGAAGCCAACTTCTCAACGCTCTTTGGCACGCCGCCAACCTGACGCATGGCACGCCAAAAGAAGCCAGCCGACGCGGTGCAGTTCACTCGGGAAAGCGCCGAGCGGGTGGCTCGCGTCGTTCGCCAGGCGGAGCTCACGCCGGCAGCTGCGTCGCCGCTGACGTTTGATAGGCGGCTTTCGGACAGGCACCCGAAGCAAGTGCGGGCCGCGACTTTCTCAGGCGCGTGGCCGATTGGCAGCGTAAAGACGGTAACGTTCAAGTACGCGCCGACTGCTACGGCAAACGTCACCAACTTGTCGTGGCCAATCGCCCTGTCGGGCTACGTTAACGAGGACTGCGTTGTTGGGCGAGAGGGCACCAACTGGTGGCTCGTTGTGCCCAAGCTCGAAGGGCCAACGGCGGTGTTTGTGACTCAGACGCAGAGTGGCACTTGCCTTTCAAGTGTCACAATCTCAGCGGTGCTCAACACGGAAACCTGCGGCATCACCGTGAGCCAGACGCCGAGCACGACACGCATTACGCTTATTACGGCAACAGCCACGTCGGCCTACCTACGACTTCGGGTGCCCTAATGCCT